AATGAGTCGCTAATAATTCGCTGTACAGTTTGTAGGTCAGGCAACGCCCTTGGCCTCCCTGCGAGCAAAGCATCTGAAAGCTCGTTAAAGTAATCACCGTCATAGGTTATTCCCTCGCCGGTCACAGTATTAAAAAACCTAATATTGCTGTCTGTCTCCTTAAACCCTGCCTTGTCTGTCCCGTAATTGAAAACCAAAAAATAAGGCACAATATCATTGTCAACACGCGGCGAAGAAAGGCTAATTAACGTGTCAACGCCGCCCGTAAAGGGTATGTCTGTAGTGAAGCTTAACTGGTTTCTGTTCATAGGGATAGTGACATCTCCAACTGCTAAACTATCCTTTAACCACCCTGTGCCGCTGCCGCCGGATATAGTACCCGGTTCCCAAACGCCTGAGCTTGAGTTATAGACAAGCACCTGCCCATTCGTAGCCCCATCCGTTGTAACATCTGCCAAGTCATCTAACTTAGGGTAGAAAGTAGGCCGGACAAACAAAGTGCCGTTGTTGTCAGCATGAACAACAGCAGCAACAGGTATTCGCAATGAAGGCTCAGAAGGTGGTGTTACCGTTAAACATCCGGCAGTTGTTGCGCTCAGGTAGAGAATATCCCCATCATCCCAAGTCTCGCTGCACACACTGCCATCGGTGTCAATGCCTCGTATCTTACCGAATGCTGTGACAAAACCGTCTGCACCGTCGGCTATCTCTTCAGTAGCAACGCCCATGATTAGCTTTGCCTCGCTTGTTGTATCAGCCCTTGCAAGCGCAATCAACAGCCTGCCGGAGTTGCCCAAGCTGCCCGAAAACTGTACCACCTGCCCATTGCTGATGGTGCTGCCTGTTTGATTTTTGACGTAGTACACCATCTCCTGTCCAACCTGTAGTGTAACGTCACTGTCTAGCGCAATATCTACAGTGCTTTCATCGCTGTTCCACCCCATCATGCCTGGCGAAAGGGTAGGCTCTTCTGCTGTGTTGAATGCAAGCTCTTCAAAGTCGGTAACACCTGAAGTCAGATTGCCAATAGTGTCTCCAACGCTGTACACTGTAGCCACCTGCGTTGTATCAACCTTGAAATTAGCCTTGTCGGTGCTCATTGTTGTTACAACACCAAACCCGCCTTCAAGGTCCAAGAACTCGCCGTTGCCAATCTGCTGAGCGCTGCCGACATCGCCGGTAAAACCGATAATGTCAATTTCGTTTGTAGCGCTTAGATCCCCTGTATTCTCAATGAAAATAGTGCCTGTCCCGGTGTTCTCAGTAATGTCAATCCCCGCCTGCGCTTCAATTGTTACGCCCGTGCTGCCGGATGTGTTGCTGTTAATTACTGCTGTGCTGCTTGTCCCTGCCGCAACTGTCAGGCTGCCTTCATTTGTAGCATCCGCGTCCGCGTCATCTATATCATCAACGTTGTCTGCAAAGCCTGCCGGAACGCCTGTCAAGCTGCTCCATGCGCCGTCAAAATCATCGCTTACATCAGTGTCCCACCCTGAGAAACTGCCTAGTGTTTCAATTGCTGATAAGTCAATACTGAACGCGCTGCCCGGTGCTGCCACCGTCACGTCTATTTCTTCATTGCCAACATCTAGCGTGCCCGCTGTAGCAACGCCATCCGCTGCGCCTTCACTTACTGCGTTTAGGTCGCGCTTGAGGCTGTCAATTGCTTGCTGCACATCGTTGACGTTCAGCGGCAGGTAGCTGTCATTATACCACACCTCACCTGCTGTCTGGTCATCAGTGCCTACATTCGGGTCAGGTGCAGATATAATGTACTGCCCGTTGGCAAAAGTGATATTGATATTATTGCCTGCAATAATCGTGTCTACCTTAACGCCTAAGCTGTCGTAAAGCGCTGCTATGCTGTCTGCCTGTAGCTGATGCAGGCTATCAATAGGGATAATTGCAGTATAGACGGTATCGCTTTCCATTGTGATGCTCAGGCTATCATTTGCAAAGCCTATTGCGATAATACTGTCACCGTTCGCCACTGTGCCTAGCAAACTGTCAAGCCTTAGCGCGTTGTGCATATCAATCAGCCCCTTTGTGACGTTGCTCAAGCCCAAATTATCAACGCTACCTGGTGGCACTATGCCGTTTGTGGTCGGGCGATACACCTGCCCGCTGCCAGTCGGCGCACCTGATGCGCTAACCCGCGCCTGAACAGTCACATCAGCCTCAAAGTTGCTTACTGTGCTATGTACCGTCAGCACCTCAAAGACATCACCGCTGCCGTCGATAATCTCATCACCGACTTGGATGTTCTTAGTTGTCACGCCAAGATTGTAGCGGTCGATGAAGTTCAGAATATCGCCCCGGTAGTTGTCGCCTGTTGTGTTAGTGAAGTCATCAAAGGTGCATATACCGATAAACTCGGATTTGAGCTGCGCCTGAGCGATGACAGGCAGGAGAAACAATAATATGATTGATAGCCTTACTGCCATGACACGAATTTGATTAGAATGTCTACTTTGTTGATGTTAGTCAGGTTGTTAAACACAAGGTTTGTCTGCCCCACTGCTACGGCCTCATTGATTTGCACGCCCTGATCGTTCGGGTTGTGCACAATTTGATTGGTAGCATCAGCACGCTTCACCTGAACGATGCAGCTAATCTCCGTACTCGCGAGCGTGAACCTGAGCGTTAGTGAGCCTCCTGAAAAGCTAGTGCTACTGCAAGTCAAGCGGAAAGCCTCAGGGAAGCTGCCATCTGCAAAAGCGCAAAGGAAAAGCCCCTGTGAAGGGTTCGTAATAGTCGGCGCATCGCCCCAATAGCTGACAACGCCTACCGGGTCAATATCACCAGGGGCAGGGATACCGGCCGTAAAGCTAAAGTTAGTGCGCGAAGGCTGTGAAGCGCCGCCCTCATCGTACCAGACAACGCTATCCATCCAGTTGTGAAACTGCGTCTCAGTCGGCGTATCACCGGTGTTGAAATACCCTTTTATTGTCGCTCTGCTTTCCTGAGCCATTTTGTTTGTTTATTGGACTACAAAGTCCGTTTCAATAATCCAGAACCCTACGCCCTCTTCGGCAGGTGTGCCACCAACCCTGAACAGGCTTGACTTTGCAAAAGCACCACAATTGGCGCTCTGTGCTTCAATGTACAAGTAATCAGTCCCGGCAGGTAGTTCATACACAACTCCTGCTGCCAGTTCTGCCTGCGTGTGGGTGCCTAGCAGTGTATCGCCTGAATCAGTAACAGCATACAGCTTAGTCTGCACGTTCGGCAGTGCCCGTGCTGTTATCGTATCAGTGCCATCATCATAGGTGAGTATCCGCGGGAGTAGTAGTTCCCCGCTGTCAGCGATAAGGTACTCGTCATCTGCTGCGTTGTACACTATATCGCCATCGGTGAGCGTGACTGTATTGTAGCTGCTGCCGTTGTATTGCTGTAGAATCAGCTCTAAGGAGGCGTTAAGCACTACGATGTAATCATCTTCCTGCAAGTTGCGAATAATTCCTGAACTATCCAAATAAGCTGCATTGCTGTAGTTCTTATCATTGAGTGTTAATTGCGCTACAGCATCGTAAGTAGTCACTATGCAATTACCCGGTTCAACCTCATAGGCAGTAGTACCTACAGGACGCCCGGAATTGATAACTACCGTATCTGTTGTGAACTCGAAAGTCACATCTGCCAAGTCGCCGAACTGCTCCCATGCCGGGTCGTTCATATCGAACTCGTCAACGCTGTACGTGCGCCCGTCCCGGTAGTTATATATCTCTACCTCATCATGCAGGCTTATAAGGCGCATTGCATCTGTAAGAAACTCAGGCAGTATGACATTGAACCGATAGCGCTTAAAGCTTGTCTGCTTGAGCTTTAGGCTCCTGCCATCCCGCTGTGCCACCTCTTCGTCATACTCATAACTCGGCTTGCCTATATCTGTGCAAAGGTATAGCGTTGATTTGTAGGGTGCCTGATAGCGCACAAAGCCGCCAGGCACGCAAAATTCTTCTTCCAAGTGCCAGTACGATATGCGGATAAGGTCATCGGTGCTTGCAACGCTGCAAAAGTAATCCGAATACCAGGTATTTGTCCCGTCTGATAGCACTAGGTAGTGATACCCGTATTCGCTGTACGTTATCTCAATAGTGCCGGGATAGACAACTAGGTCAAAATCTTCACTTGTAGGCTGCGCAACCTCAAGCCCTGTGTTTTGCAACTGAGCGAGTATATCTGTGCTATTGCCATCTGCCACACGTACGATAGAAGCGCTAGTTATTGCTGCCCCAGTTCTGCTGCGCATAATCTGAAAAGGCAGAATGAAGCCCGCAGGTACAGGATATTCATACGCTTGCCCGTAAGCGTACCATTTTGCCGCCTGCTGTTTGCTCAGGCTATCATAGAAAGGCAAAGGCAGTATGTTGCTATTCGGTGTCATGCAGCAATGTAATTTTGATGTTCAAGGTCAAAAACCGCACCTCAATTTTTGTCGGCATCCCATCCCCTAAGCTCGTGCGCACTAGCTTTACAGGGTCAACATCCCCGCTGTTAGCATAGTCAAGTTCCTGCCGCTTGGTCTTGCGCACGCTTGCGGCTGTAGTGTCTGCAAGGTTAACCGTCAATAACGCAGCAGGCATACCGGACAAAAAATAGTTTTCGTGCGCGTAGGGGAAAGATACATACCCGTTTTGTAGCCTGAACTGCTCCCCGCTAAGGGTTTCAATATCCACAAAAGGCGCTCGAAAGCCTGCCGGGTCAAGCTCGCAGTCAAACAGCACAAAACCATCCGGGTTAATCTCATTCGGGTTGCTGTTGATGTAATCTACATCAGTTGTAAACTTGCTAACTGCCCGCTGCTCTACGTTATCGCTTTGCGCGTATTTGCTGCGCACTTCAATAGGGTGCCCCTCAAATGCCCTGCTCGATTTGTCCATGTAAGAGAACTCAAGGCGTGCCGGAATCTGCTCTTTCAGGTATTCCCATCTGTTTGTCCTGTACATCCATGCTTTGCCGGACTGCGGCTCTACAATTGTTGTCAGGTCCGCGCCTACTTCTGTGCCTGAGTAGCTGCCGCCGTTCTCGAAAAAGCTCATGTGCTCAATGCGCAGGCGGTTGTCGCTATCTACGTACCAATCGCAATTGTACAGATTGAGTAGCATCTCAAATACATCAGCCATCCGAATCTCTGCCCGCGTTGCTGCCCGGTCGTATTCGCCTACAATTACATTAGACTTAGGCGCGATAACAGGGTATTTTTTAGCCCCGCGCAACGGGTTAGTGGTGCCATAGAAAAAGTCTGAGTACTCCGGCTCATTGTCAAACGTCACATTAGGCGCAAACTGAGCTAACAGCGCATTGATTGCATCGTGCAACTGATAAGCGTCATTAATAGCGATTACTTGCCCGTTGTCGTAGCTGCCTGCTAGGTCAGTTGGGTAGTAGAACCACATAGAGAAATACTGCCATTGTGTAGGGCTGATTGGGAAGGGCTTTTCAATACTCCCTGATGGTGCGCTTTGGCTCGGTAGTGTAAAGTATTGCCCGGAAAGCCCCACCGCATCCTCAGCATATTTGCCCCACCGTGTCGGCGCTGTGCTTGCATCGCTTGATAGTACGATGTAAGGAATATCTGCCTCCGGTATCACGTATTGATACACCGAGCTGCTAGGTGCTATGTCTTCTTCGGGCAATAGCTCGCCGGTAACGCCGTTCAGGGTTTCTACCGGGCTAATCAAGCGGCTGTATATCTTTACGCGAAAAGGGAAAATGTCAGGCCCACCAATCCCTACTGGGCGAAGCGGCTTGCCTTTCTCTAAGTCGTTGCCCTCAAAGCCTTGCCCTGGGAATATGCCCTCGCCGAATGGCAGCACGTCAGATTGATAGATGTCTGTCCCTGTGCTTTCATCCCTAATGCGCCACCTGTTGCTAATGCGCTGTAGGCGATATGCGCTATCCTGCCTAATGAATAGCCCTGCTAATACCGGGTCGCTTACATAGGTCCCTGAAACATCAACGGGCATGGTGTCGAAGTACGGCACAATAACAAGGCTGCCGATGTTGGTAATGCTGAATTTGTAGGTATCCGTCAGTTCTGTCTCGGTATAGGGCGAACCACTGCCCACCTGGCGCAATACAGGTACCTCTGAGTTAGTGCCGTTCACGTAGTTGTTAATGAAAGAACTACCTGCAATGTACACTTGCAGGATAGGCTGAACAGTATAGCGTACTGCTGATGTGACCGGCGCAATATCAACAAGGTTATATTCTCTGTTAATACCGTCAAGGACCTTTTTTGTAGGTGCTTCACTTGATAGGCTGACGCTCACAAGCCTATTGTCTGCATCGAAAGAGCAATCTGTTTTCGCGAAGCTGCCCCGGAAGAACACACTTTGCGTTGTCTGCCCCGGATAAATGACAAAAATAGTCATCGGCACATCTTCCTCTATATCAAGCCCTGCAATCAGGTCGTACTCCGAGCGTACAAACGTAAGGTTGCCGGATAGGCTTTCTGTGAAGTGGTTGCCATCCTGTGCCCGCTCGATAATTTTTGTCAGGTCGTCATCATACACAGGGTTAAGGTTCAATGTCTCACCATTGATTTCTGCTACGAATCGGTATGTGGCCCTGCAACTCATACGTAAATTGTCCTTTTATTGCCCCGCTTGCGTATCATCCTGCCCTTTGAATCGGTATAGTATTGTTCTGAGCCGTTCTGCCGGATAGCTGACAGGTGCCCTTCCATGCGCTTGGTATCAAAATTGATGCTAGGTGACAGGATAGGTATTTGCTGCGCTGCTTGCCCCATATAGGAAAACTGCCGCTCAAACTGCTGATTGTTTAGGCTGTCAATAATAGCAGGTAGCACCGATCTATACCGGCTTGTCGCTTTGCGGTTAATGACTGCCATCGCCTCTCCGCGTTCTGCCCGCATCTGTGAGCCATGGCCATCGGTGCCAATGAAAATGTCGTTGCCGCTTTCGTGGCTGCCGCCGTAGTCCAGGAACTCCAAACCGCCATCCCGGAAGATTTTAGCAGCTTGAAAGGCTTTGATTTTTGCCAGCGCGAAGGAGCCGAACATAGTACCCACTGCTGCGATGTTAAGCGGGAAAGGTACGTCTTTAAGTATCTTCGATGCCGCTGTTATCAGGCTGCTTGCCTGCGTTACTGTATCAATAGCAAGCTGTGCCTTTTGCGCCCGTTCGCGCTGTTTTAGGGCTTCCTCTTGTTGTTGTTCTGCGGCAGCTAGTTCATCCTGTCTTGCTTCGATATTCGCCGCCCGTCCTTGTTCGGCTGCTTCAATTTCTGCCTGTAATGCTCTTTTCGCTGCATCAGTTTCACGGCTTGCAGCTTGCACTGCTGCATCAGCCGCTTGTATCCTCGCCTGAGTAAGCTCATTCAGTTTGCCTTTTGCGAAATTAACGCCTTTGTTCAATTCTTCCTGTTCCTTGTCGCCGAAGCTAAGCGCTGAGAACAGCCCGCCGTCTTCGCTAACTGCTGTAAAGTCAAATTGCAGGTCTTCTTCGTCTACGATGTCATCAATCTTCATCGCTTGCACTTCACCCCGTGCTGCTGCGGCTGATTCATTGACTGCTTCTGCTAGGTCGCGTTCTGTTTCTATTAAGTCCTGAGTAGCTGTACGCCTGTCCCTGATAATCTCCAATAGCCTGCCCTCTACTATCTCAGACAATCCTAGCGCCCTGATTTTGTTGTTTAGGGTTACAGCATCGCTTGTATTGATAAGGTCGTTAGCATCTACCTGCCTACCTGCAAATTCTTCAATAATGCCAATTTGCGCATTAAACGAATTATCAGCTAGTCTTTTTGTTTCTTCTAATAGTTTTTGCCGCTCGCTAAAAGTTCTCGTTTCATCAGCAATAATGCGCTCATTGATGGTCTTCTGATTGTCAAAGCCATCGATAAGAATGTCTAAATCCCTTTCCAGCCTGTCCTGTACTAACTCCCTGCGTGTTTTCTCATTTTCCTGCACAGTCAGGGTATAGTCACGTTCAGCTCCTTTTAGCTCGACAAAAGCCTGTAATTGCTGATCTAACAGGTCTTCAACGTCCATACCCTGTTGCCTGCGCAAAGCTATTTCTTTGTTGATTAGCCCAAGATTGCTTTGTGCTATCTGTAATTCAAGTGCTGCCCGCTGTTCGTTCGCTTCTCGTGCCGCCTCTGCTGCTGCTTCACGCTCTTTGAAAGACCTGGTGGTATCATCAGCAATGATCTGCAATTTGCCTTCCTCTGTTATGATAGATTGCAGCGCCTTTTCTAGCTCCCTGTTTTGCCGAATGGTGCCACGCCGAGCATCAGCAAGGTCAATATAAGCCTGTGTTTGCCTAAATATCTCCTCTGTGACTTTGTTAACACCTTCCGCAAAATCTTCCTGCTGTTCTTTGTCAAGCCCTGTACTCATTTGTACAATAGCAGTTGCCGCATCCTGTGCCGCTTTCTGGATGCTCGGCAAATCTCTGTCCCATATACCCTTTAGCCCGCTGCCTACTGCCTCAAATAAGTCAATAAGCCCCTCAAAGCGGTTGACAATATTCTCCTTCAGCGCTGCCCAGAGGTTTTCAATAGCGCCGATTGGGTCATTGAACGCATCCACCGCAACATCAACGAACGTATCAACAAAGCCGACAAGCACAGACATAACGCCGCTCAGCGCACCAGAGGCTTTCTCCATCAACCTCGCACCGCGCTCAGTCTTTGTGAATGCTGCAAACAGCCCGGATATAGCGCCGACAAGCAAGCCAATCACAGCAAGTAAGGGTGTTTTGCTTACCATGTCCATTGCAGCACCGAAGCCTGTTGTTTCCTTGATTGCCTCTACTACCGATTCCTTGTAATTACCGACGTTGAGCGCTGTTTTGCCTGTCTCCTTTTGCAGGCGCTTCATCTCTTCGTATATCTCTGCTGTCTTGGTGACAAGCCCCTCGCTCGCTTCTGCTGCATCGCGCTGCGCCTGCGTCATCTCATTTAGGCGCTGCTTGTTCAGGCTGTATTGAGCCGACAGGGCGTTGTAGCTGCCCTTTGCTGCATTGGCTGCTTTAATCTCTAGTGTTGCCTGCCTGGTGTTTTTCTTGCGTTCTTCACGCAGCTTGATAAGTTCCTTTTCCTGTTCGCGGTATTCGCGGGTAAGCTTTTCCTTTTCTTTAGCCAGCCGGTCAGCTGCTTTGGTGGCTTCTGTAATCTGCTTGCGCCCATCCTCCTGCGCAACGTTGGCGGTCTTGATACTGTCGGCATACTTCTTAGCAACCTTTTGTACCTGCTCTATCTGCTGCCCCAAACGCCCTAACTCTTCGATTGCGCGAGTTATCGCACCATCGTCAACGTATATGTCTGAAGCCTTAATTGGATTTGCCATATTGCCTATTGATAGGGGCAAGCATAGGTGAGTGGTGGCAAGATACGAAAATACACGGAATGATGCTGTTAAATGTTAAAATTTGCGTTTCTGTCAAAAATAATTAGGGTTTTACTTGACATAAGCACAAAAGCGCTGTATATTTGTATCATAAGAAAACAACAAAACAATTAGACAATGAAAATCGAAAACGCAAATTACAAAGAGCAAGTTCTTATTGAAAACGCTGAAGAAGCATGCATGAGCCTTCCTGCGTACGTAAATTACAGCGCAGAAAACGATCCTGGATTTTACAGATGGCTTTTCGGAAACGAGGCATCTGAATATGATGACTTTGTTTGCCCTGATAAAGCTGAGTTTGAAGCCTTTTGCTCTGACTTATTCTACTAGAAACCTTCAATCGCACCCAATGGGAATGACAAAAGAGCAACTCCAATCAGAGATATCAAGCCGCTTCGCCTCTAACAGCGACTTTATCAGCGCATTCAACGCGCTAGGTGGTAGCCTTTCGCTTGATGTGATTAGCCATCAGCTTGCTGGCCGCAGAGGATTGAGCAAGATGGCTCAGGCGGCTTACACATTTTTCTTCAAGCTGTACGATCAGCAATAACACTATCAACAACCAAGCGCCCTGCAACCGTGGGGCGCTTACTTTTTCCGCTCCTGCGCCTTCTTCTTAACCGCCTCCAACGTCCTGAAAAATTCAAGCACTGTCATGATCTTCGGGTCTTTGGTCACGTGCTGCTGCATCGCAATGCACACGTCTTCAAAGCTCACTACTGTTTTGGCTTCAACGCCGTTCGGCCCCCAAAACTGTTGAGGTGCTGTAGAGGACAATAGCTGCCCATCTAACGTATCAATTTGGGTTTGTTCTACTTCTTTGCCGGTAATCTGCTCAAGCATCAGCAATGCACGCTGTTTGAGCTTCAGGTATTGCTGTTTGACTTTGCCGGATTCTTTTTGTGCCGGGAAATAAAGCTCCATTTCCCCATCCACTTTTTTTTTACCGATTCAATTGCAGCACGAACAACGCCTACAGTCAGCCCTTTTTTGTTCAGGCGCTGCAAGACCTCCCGTGCGCTTGCCTCATCGCTTATGCGCACCTCTTCGCCGTTAATCGAATGAATAAGCGCTGCAAAAGATAGCATCTCCGGGTTACTGTTCTCAATTACAAACGCCATGCTTTGGCGCATGTTATCAAGCTCTCTAAGGGCATTTTCCTGTTGATTATGCTTAATAAATTGCCTTGCACGCAATAAACGGCGGTCTACATCTTCAATCGTGCCCCCTATGCCTGCATCAATAGCAGCATACAAATTGAATCGGTGGAAGACGGTAATAGGCATCGTCTCTATGCTGTCATATAGTTTGACGGACTGCCCGTTTATTCTCAGTGTTTGCATCAAGGGCAGTTTTGAAAGTAGTTGATAGATAGGTCAACACGCAAAGCGCCAAACGGCTTCATCAGGAATTGGTGGTCAATCTCCCAATAGTCATAATCCTGGTATATGCCCGGTGCAGTATCAAGGAACCTTACCGGCTTGATTTGAGCAGTAGAAAACGCGGTCTGTGCAAAGAAGTCAAGCACATCAGACTTTACTCGCTCAATAGTGCTGCTCTGCCACTCTGTAGGGTATAAGTCCCGGTAGTTGAAAAAGAAGACCAGCCCCACTTCGGTCTGCACCTGAGAGCGTGCGCGGTGATAGTCAATAGTGTCTGTACCCCCGGTATCTAGGTAGCTGTGGTTCTTCAGGTGCGCATCAGGCAGCAGGTTAACGTATTCTTTGCCGCTTACCTGCACTGCCGGGAAGCGTAGCTCTCTGCCGTCAGCATCGCGCTTTACCCTTCGCTCTGCTATCAGGTAGGCGTTCGTCAGCCAGTCAAAGTGCGCTAACAGCTTTGTGCGCAACTCAATAGCTACGTTCTCGAATAGCTTAGGCGTCTGAGGGATGTACGCCGGATGGTTCGCGGGCCTGCTCATGATAGGATGAATTTTCTAAAATCGTTCTGTAGCTTAGGGAGCAAAAAACGGTTCAGCACTGTCAGGCTGTCATCAGATAAGCCTAATATTTGCGGGCTGTACTTGCGCACCAGATCTGGTGTTTTCGGGTCGTTCGCTACCAGCTTAAATTCTGTTGCTTGCCACTGCACGCCGACGGAGCGGTGAAAAGCGCCGGTGTCCCGGAGCGTTACTCTGTTAGTAGGCTGCCCGGTCTGGCTTTTGATTGCCTTAGTGAATGCGGTGTAAGGTGGGGTAATAGCTGCCCCATCTGCCCGTTCGCCTTTGTTGAACATCTGCTCATCGGTGTTCAAACGCTCAATGGTCGGCTGCTCGGTTTTCGCAACGACAATAACCCGCTTGGCCGCATCGCGCTGCCACTGCTGTAAGGACTTGGTGATATTGTCGAGGGATTTAATCATATAGTAGTATATTTAACCCCCCTCCTTCTACACGGCAAACAATGCTTATCCAACTGCCCGGTATCAAGGCTAACGCTTTGCCGGGCTTTTTCTATCTTATGCAGCAGCCCCATCGGGCGCGGGCCTGCACTATCGCCGTGCAGCTCAAAATTAATCTGCTGCCTGTCTACGATTGCCTGATTGCGGTTAATGCGAGCGTTCGGGTTGTATGCCATCTCACCGAGCAGTACAGCCGCTACATGCAGGCTAATCAGCGTCTTGAACAGCTCCTTTTGCTCTAGCAGGAAGCTGGTATAGTCGCACTGCACATTCAGGCGCAAATTTAGCCCGAAATTGGTATCATAATTGTACGACATACGGCTGATGTCCCACAGTTCAGTCTTAGGCGCGTCCACCTCAAATGGAGAGACAAGCACCATATTCGCGCCGGGGATTTGCTGTGATACTGCCGAGCGCTCGAAATAGTCGTACATGCTGTTAATGCTCTGCCCGGTAAGGTCGTCCTGATGATAGACAAGGTAGTGCGCCCCGTAGCCCTCTACCGTCCAATTCACCGTTACCCACTGCACGCTGCCTGCCCCGGTGTACGTCACCTCCTGGCTGTCAACAACTGCCTTCTTATCGGAGCTGTACAGATAGATAGTCAGTGTTTGGTTTTGGGTCAATTGAATGCCGATTTGTTCTACCGTCAGGCGAAGGTCGCGGCTGCGCTTTGGCACTAATTCAATGCCGACAAGCTGCCCCCGGTCGATGTCTGTATGTACGTCACCGGCTGCTGTTTGCCATATCTGCCTGCGCTCTAACAGGTTCTTAGCAGAGCGTGCCGGTAGCTTGAAGTCAAGCCAATCATTTACAGCATTGATAATGCCGGCTTCTGTCTTCTCCTGTAGCCAATCGGTGAAAGCATCTGCTTTTTCCTGATCGGTATCGCCAATCAGGTCAAGGTTTGGGCCAATGCTCAGCAGGTTGTCGAACGTCAATAGCGGGTGCACATCGTTGTAGTACATACCGCTAGTGGTGCTTGTCAGGCTTTGCAGTTGCAGCCCGTCAGCATCGCGGTTCTGCCGCCAGCCGATAAGCCCGATAAGCCCTGTTTTAAGTTCGCTTGCTGAGTACATAGCGCTGTATTTGAAAATGCAGCCCCACTAGGAGGCTGCACGAGATGAAACCAAATTGAAAAAACCAATTACGGGGTTTGAGCAACCGTACTAATGCTGGGCCGGATGGTAGTCACTTGCGTACTCGAAGGCGCTACAGCAAGCACCCGCATCTTACCGCCGTTCAGGTTGCCGGAATAGACAACGCTGGTGTCGGTCGTATTGGTAAGCGTGTGCAGGGTTGCATATTCGGTGCCTGCACGGTTGAGCGCTGCCTGTACGTAGAGGGTGTAATTGCCTGTGCCTGATTCTACAGACGTGCTAAGCTGCACATCGTAGTCAACTGCAATGCCGAAAGTACCGAGAGAAAAAATAGCAGTATCAACGCTGCCTGATGTCTCAAGGGTATCCTGCGTGGCATTGATGTTGGTAACTGGCGCGAATTGCGCACCAACAGGCTCAGGATTGTTGACTGGCGCTGGCGGCTCCTCCGTGCAACCAAATGCAATGAAGGCGACAAGCGCTATGATAAGGGTATGGAATTTCATGGTATAGAAATTTTTGAAAGTTGAAAAGGCTAGGCGGCAGCTCATTTGCTACCCACCTAGCGGAACACTCACCTATGATCGCCCTTTCGGGTTCACATTATTTAGCTCGTTGCGATGTCGAACTTGATGATCGGCGTCGGGATGGTCGTTGCATCGCTGTTGTAAGGCGTCAGGAACGCGATGTCAATAGCGAAGTCGAACGCCTGCTCATAAGTCCGGGTCAGTCCTGTAGTGCCAGAGTGCAGGGAGCTTGCATCTACTGCTTTCTCGTAGTAGTAGCTGCCGAATGTCAGGTCAAGGCCAGGCACAAGCACAGTGCCCCACTCATGCCCATCGGCAAGGGTAGTGCCTGCGAGTGAATCCGGTTCAACGCGGGTAACAATACCGAGCTGCCCGTCTGCTACTGCAAATCCGGTGGCACGCTTACCGTCAGCATTGCTGATGCTGTTGGTGAAGTGCATGTTCTTGTTCATAAATTGCAGCGTGCGGTCCTGCTGGTTGAACTCGCCAAAGCCTTCCATACGCTTCATAATAGCGTGGAAGCCTGGGTTACCAATCACGTCCATCGTCATACCGTAGTAGTCGTTAGACATCATCATCGGGTCAATGTCGGACAGGATGTAGCTTTCCTTTAGGCTCGGTGCCGTCTCGCTGACTACGTTGCCAGAGAATACATGCCCGCCGGTCACATCGCCGATCACCTGCGTTTTCTGTGCTTCCAACTGAGTGACTGCCAGCCCTTCAAGCGTTGACATCATTTTGACAATCATCGCCTCAAACTTCTTATTGAAGTCCTGCTGATAGGTCACATCGTTGTTGAAATGCTGCTGTGGGTACATCTTGAAACCATACGCCAAGGTGGTGAAGGTCAGGGTGTACAGTGCACTGGTGTTCTCATCAGCAGGGATAACCAGGGGGCGTGTGCTGCGGATGGTCACGTCTTTGTACTGGATAGCTGGGAGCTTGACGGTATTACCGAAGCTGCGCCGTACCTTTTCGATCAGGTCGGCAGTCAACCAGCTTGAGGGCGCATCTCCCTGGCGCTTGAAGGTGTCAAATGCACCTGCGCGGGTAACGCGAAACTCGTTTTTGTCAAATTCTGGCGCTTGTGCACGGAACTCTAACGCCAGCGTGTTCACTAAACTCATGGTTTAAGTTTTTGTGGCTTGGCGCTGGCTCGTTCGCACCAAAAAGATTACTGAAATTGTTTACTTCAAAGGCAACTCCGAGACGTTCATCTCGCTGTATGCCTGTTGCATCTTGGTGTGATATTCATCACTGTCTGCTGCGATGCCTTGTTTCATCAGGGATTCCCGGATGAGCTGTGTGGCTTCGCTTTTGGTGCGCGGGTTGCCGGTAATGGCTACGCTTTTGCCCTGGCTTGCGCCTGTTGGCTTAGTGCCGCCGCCGCCTTTGCTCCCCTCGTTCAGAACGTCTTTGATTTCAGTCAAAAACAGTTCCTGCGGCTTGAACGGTTCCTGTAGGTTCTTCGGATTGGTGACAATATTCCCCTGATCGTCACGGAAGATAGGAATGCGCTGGCCGTCTCTTTCCATCCAATCGCGCTTATACTGTGACAGCACTTTCTCTTTGGCTGTGCGGATGTACGTCTCGCGGATGGATTCAGGTATCTCAGCTTTGAACTGAACGCCTTGCAATGCACTGTCGATGTGCTTTTCAAACTCGAACCTGTCAAGCTTATCGCGCTCCTGCTCTAGCTGTGTTTTGTACTCATTTTCCTTTTCCTGCACCTGGCTTTTCAGGGCTTCAAGCTGTTGGTCGCGGTCCTTGATCTGCTGCTCTAGCTTTTCAATACGCCCAGAGAGCAGCCCGGATTTATCACCGTCCTTTAGCTGGTCTTCAAGCAGCTTCTTTTCTGCCTGTAGCTTGGATAGATTGCCTTCAATCTCTGACGCTTTCTCAGCTTGCACTTTTGCCTCGGTAAGCGTCTGTTTGAGTAGTTCCCATGACTTGACCTCACGGGGCTTATCCTTGCCGAAAACCTGCTTAATATCAGCATCCAGCCTGTCCCACATTTCGCGGGTCTTCGTTGCTATCGCCTCGTTGACAGCGCTCTGCTCTGAGTTGGCTGACAGCTTTTCAAGCGCCTGTAGTTGCTCATCTGTCAGGCTTTGTAGTGCGGCTTGCTCTTTGATAATGTCTTTCGTAAGTGGCATTGGTTTTGGTTTTGGTTACGCTTTGCGTTCAGCGCCAAAAATGTTCATCTCTTCAAGTGGCTTGATACCTTTCGGCAGGTGCAGCACCTTGTGGATTACATACCCTTGCGCTACATGGTAAGTGGCAAAGGTTGTCCAACTTTTTGCATCGAACTTCTGCACTCGCGGCTTACTGTCTTTTTTCGGCGGCCGCCCATCGTTGTAGGTTGGCACCTCGATCAAGGCGTGCACAAATTTTTCTTCGCCCTTTGGCACTTCGTAGCTAATCTTGCTTAGGTCTGCTTCGTGCGCATCAAATTCATTTGCCAGCAAAGCATTTAGCATTCCATTTCTCGGCTCATCGCTGAACGGCAACGGCTCATCCTGTGCCCGGAGTGCTTCAATGTCCTTTTCTACTGTTGCGGGCTTGACGCTGTATTCATCGCACACGTGGGCAATGATGTCTTCATCTGCCATACCTGTCAATAGCAGCTCGTCAACCCTGTTAAAACGTTCATCTCGTTTACTCATTGGTTATGGTTTGCGCCGGAGCATCCCCGGCAGGTTGTACAATATATCCCCGTAATACATCAGTAATCCGCTGTATCTTAACCTGATAGTCCAGCTCTTCACCAAACTGCAACAGACTTGTATTTTCGCGCTCAAAACGAGCTATCAAGGTGCTGAAGTTCATTTTCAGCATGTAGTCCTCGTACTCAATCTCCCCTGCTTGATACATTGCCTGCACCTGCGTTTTGTCAAGGTGCCTGAACGGGTCAAGGTCAGACATTATGCGCACCCGTTGCAGCTCGTTAGGGTTGTTTTTGTAGCGCACTTCGTAGTATTCAGACTGCAACATGCCTAGCACCTTGTCATCAACGCCTGCTGTCTTTGCCTGTTGGTACATTTCAAGCAATTCAGCAGGCTCATGCAGGTAGAACTCAGTGCCATAATTGATGTGCGCACTGACAAAAGCAGCACCATAACGAAGTTTGCAAATTGTCTCATCCACCCACTGCTGCGCTAACTCAAACTGCCGCTTCAGGTTGCGCAATACCTGTGCCTTGCTTTCAAAAGAGGCAATAACCTGCTTTTCGTTTACTGCTTGGTTCTTGCTCATCTCACCGCCTGTGCCTGTCACAGCCTGGAATATCTCAAGCGCATAGGCTCGCCGCTTTTCGCGCACGTAGTCCAAGCTGTTGCGGTCAACACTGACAATACCTACCGGGTCTCTAAGGTCAGCTTTGTCGTTCTCTAGGCCCGGAGGGGTTACCTCAACAAAAGAACCTGCCCCGTTGATGCGCCGCTTAGAGCAGATAGGGCAGCGCTGTATGCCGTGCCCATGCCCGCGGCTGCCTGAACGGCTTAAGACATAGGTGCTGTCTGAGTCCCTGCGCAAAAAACCGCTGTCACAATATACAAAACCATCACGGCTGTTGTCCGGTGCGCTGTAGTCGCAGTCCTGAGCGAAGCCCCAATAGATTGGGTAAGCACCATACAGGTCCAAGTGGCGTTCAGAGATAGCAAAGAACAGATACCAGTCCAAATCGCCGAGCTGCTTAGTGATCGGGTTTTGCTTAACGCCCTGCTGCCTGAAATTGATGGCATCAGACATAAAGAACCGTGCCGGGCAGTAATCAAGCCCGTGCACTGCTTGGCGCTTCAGCTCTCCTAGCTCTTGATTGGTGTAATCATACACCTGCACTGCCTCATCATCAATAACAGCTAATTCATCGTCTTCCTGCTGAAAGATGATGTACTCGAACGTAACGCCATCCTCTTCCAGCTCGTAGTCAACAACGCTGTCAATATTTAGCCAGTACCAATAGGCGTCAGTGCTGTCCTCCGGCATATCAACGACCAGAATAGAGTTAGGCATCGAGCACAGCGCCTGCATCCCTTTAGTACGCCATTTGCGCTGCTGCTTTAGCACTTGATCTCTGTACTTGTCCCAATCCTGCGCCGCTTCCGGCGTGGTAAATTCGTAGTTGAAAACGGCGTTTTTGCCGTCGAAAATCTTTTCGAGTGCTGAGTAAATTTGCTCGGTAAGCTCTACCGTCTTACCGGGGAACCGGAACAACGAACAAAACACCTCATATTTCTGCTCAGGTATCAGGTCTCGCACCCAATTCAGAAACTCTGTGGTGTACTGCTCAGCGTGGCGTTGGCTTAGTGATACATCAGTATGAAAGCGCACGCGCTGCTCATGACTTATTGCATCCGCAATCATCGTCCTGCTGCGCTTTGCTTCCAGTAGTTGTTGTATCTCGTTTTTTTGCAGCACTTGCCGTTTGCTTTTTGCTTGTCCCTTTTTGCTTTTTCCACCCGTGGCCCATGCTTAGAATCCGCTTGGCGTGCTCTGCCTCAAATTCGTAAGGCTTACCGGACTGCGGGTGGATTAATATTGTCGTTTCTTCCATCTTACGATGTTGCGAGTTTGTCAAGCGGGTTGAAGTCCGTAGGCGTCACCACGTAGAACTCATCTAGGATGTTCGGCAGCACCTCAAAGCGGAAAGCGTTAGCATCGCGCTCATCAAAGCCGCCAAAGCGTTTTTGCCCGAGGAAGAACGTTTTATCAGCTACCGGGATGGGGTAGAATTCTGTCGGGTTACTGTTGTCGTCAGCAAGGCCGCCAATCTGCCCGTATTCGTTGATAAGGTACACGCCAAAAATCTCGCACTCATAGGCACGGATCTCCTTTGCGATACTCTGCGGCAGCTCGTAAAAATTACCCTCAAACAGGTCAAGATTTGCGCCTTTAACTGCCTGTTTGCCACCGAGAGAGTCATTACCGCCGCCTACCAAACGCGGTTCACCTGGCGTGTTGGTAACGCCTTCGGTGAACGGGGTCTGCACCGCCTTAGTGCCGTCAGAAGCTGACAATAGCGGTGACCACGATGCAATCACATTCGGGTTGGCTGATGCAATTGTGAATTTGTTTTTGGTGGTGCCTGTGGAGTAGACTCGTTGAAAAATCATCTTCTGAATCTGACCAAAATCCTCCAAGCAGGTAGGAAGGGTAATATCACCGATTGCTGAGCCGGGAGGGCAAGAACATAATGCCATTTTGATATGGTTTATGATCGTGCTGGCTCGTTCGCACGGGATTAACAAATAATTGCTACAAAAATAGGGTAAAAATTTGGAAATGTCAAACACTAAAAAACCCCTACCGGACAG